GGTAAGATTTTAACCGAAGCATCTTCTACACCAGTTCGTTTCTGCATATCAACAGATAAATCTAAAACTTTACCTTTATCGGGGTGTTTAATTGCTGCTCCTACTTGGAACCAATCGTACTCATTTAAAGTACCCATTACTAATGCTTTACTCATAGTGGCGATACCACTACTCATCCTCATATCGTCTGAAAGGAGAAGAATCTTTTTCTTTTTACTCATAACTTATTAATATAACCTTTTTAATTTAAAATTGCGAACCGGAAATTTGAAGATTTTGATATTCATTCATCTCTTTCCTAAATCCGTCATCGCTTACATATCGTTCAACTGTTCTGTTTACCAATTTCTGAAGTGTTACATCCGATTCGAATGATACTCTTTTGAAGTTTGAATAAACACCTTTTATAATTTTTACAGTTGTTAGTTTAGTTTCTACACTCATAGTATATATTGTTAGTATTTATATATATAAGTATATAGATATTTATTTTTCGTTAAACCTTACCATCACAAATTCCCCTAGTCTTAAACTCACAGAATCTACAATTCTTTTGCCTATCACCTGGAACTTTTGGATATGGTAAATCTCTAAACTTACCTTCATCATCAAATACCTCATTTACGAAGTTCATAAACTCAGTATAAACCTTATTTACAGTTGGTTTACCGTTGGCTGGTACATGCCTAGATATATAAGGAATTGGAAATGGTGCATCTTCATAGAGTTTTCTTCTCATAATCTGATATTCCACTTTTATCTTATCTAATGGAATTTGAAATAGTTCAGAATAGTACTTCTTATAAATAACTATTTGTGCATTCTTATACTTATCTGATTTTTGGTATTTATTCCAACCTCTAGTAGAAGTTTTTAAATCAATAATGATAATAGAGTTATCTGATAAATCTCTCATCACTACATCAACAAAACCTATAAAGTTTACACCTTCTTTTACTTTTGCATTTAGTGGAATTTCTATCCCTACTAATTCAAAGCCACTTTTGTTGTAAAACTTATCTAACTTCTTTTTGAACCACTCTAATATACATCTACCATCACCATAGAACTCTTCTAACTCCAATTGGGTACATATACTACCTTCAGTTAATTTATCGTTCTCTTTGATGTATTCTTTTCTCATCCAATCTAACAACAACTTATCAGTATCAATTTCCATTGCTTGTTTCTTAGAAACTCCATACATTACCGAAAGGAAGTGTTGGATTGTTTCGTGAATAGCAGTTCCGAAAAGAGTATAGATATTAGCTGATGATTGTCCCAATTTATCAATGTATCTATGTTTGTATGAACGTGGACACGATGAGTATAACTGGTATTGTGAAAAACTTACTTTAGCCATAACTATCTTATTTATTATACAAATATACGAAAAAAGTTTGGGATTTCCAAACTTTTATCAATTATATTTTTAATTTTAATTTTTTTATTATCTTAGGGTCAGTACCATAATCTTCTGATAATTGTTTTATTCGTTCTTTACCAGTTCTACTAGCATACAAAATCTTTAGATAATCTTCTGCTTCCAACTTAGAGGATTCATAATGCTTTGCTACCAATGTTACTAACCAAGCTTCATACTTATCAGCTCCTTTTGGTTTCATATACTTCATAAAGTGTCTACCCTTTGGAAGTAAATCAATTAATGCTAAATACATTGCCTTTGGTGGTACTTCTTGAAGATATGGCTGAACAGCTGCTATTGTTTCTACCCACTCATATTTCATAGATAGAAAACGTAATACCATATAATTGGAAAACGTTTTCTTATCTTGCTCTTCCAACGTATCCCAATATTTAGGATTTTGTACATTGGTAATTTGTTTTATGTGGTCGAATAATCCTACAGCCATTATTTTCCTTCTAATTTCTTTCTATCCATTTCTTCCAATACTTCTAGTTGTGGTGATAGTAATTCTTGGCATATCTCACCACAATTACCACACAATAAAACTTCTATTGGTACTACTACATCTTGAGCTGTCCCAGCTACTAACTTAGATATCTTTCTAAATTTAGAACCATCTATGAATACATCATATCCACAATGTGAACAAATTACAGGATTTGATTTACCTAAATCAATTTTAGGTCCTCCTCCTTGCGTTGGTTGCTCTGATGCTTTTTGTGGTTTATTACCACCTATTCCTACTATTTTTGCCATCTTAAATTAAATTTAATATTTCGATTAAAGTTGCTGCCATTGGTATTTCTTTATCAATAGCATTAAAGTGTTTACTTTGTCCCTCAGATAATGCGATAATTACATTTGCCGTATTTGATGGTGCATATTCATCTACCTTCTCATAAAGTAAAGTAAATAGTTCTGAGAAATCAGTTACTCTACTATCTATGATAGCCTGTCTCATATTTGTGTATTTGTTTCTCTTATCATCTGATGATTTAAGAATATCTAACACTTTGATTTTATAATCATTCTCCAATAGGTTCTGAGTATCCACTTTCAACTCACCCTTTATAGAGTTTAATTGACAAGTATTGATAATCTTTCTAATATCAGGATATCCTGCATCAATAATTGGAACCAAATCCTTTGGTTGGAATGTTACTTCTTCACTATTCAAAATCTTTGATATTTGAACTGCTACATCTTTCTTAGTTGGTGGTATGATTTGGAAAGTTTGACATCTACTCTGAATAGGGTCTATTACTTTCTCTACATAATTACAAGTTAAGATGAATCTACAATGTTGTGAGAATGTTTCCATTAAGTTTCTCAAAATAGCTTGTGCATTCTGAGACATGTAGTCAAACTCATCTAAGATAATAATCTTATATTTTTTGAATCCCATCGATGATGCGAATCCTTTTACTTTATTTCTTACAGTTTCTACATTGTTTTCATCGGATGCGTTGATTACCATATAATCACAATCCATTTGTCTTACAATTAGTTTAGCAAGAGTTGTTTTACCAGTACCAGCTCTACCATATAATAGTAAATGTGGTACATCACCAGCTTCTAAATATCCCTCAACCTTAGTTTTAAGATGTTCGTTACCTACATAATCTTCCAAACGGACAGGTCTCCACTTTTCTACCCATAATGAGTTATCCGATTGTTCTTCATTTACTTGTTCAAAAAATGCCATATTTCTTTTTTTGTTATATTATCTACCTACTTCGTTTAACCTACTTTCTTTGAAAGTTTCCCAACTCATTCCAATACCATCGATATAGAATAAATCTTCAGGTTTTAATTTACCATTATCATGTAACTTTGAGTATCGTTTGATTGCCTGTCTTTTCCACCAATTGTTGATGTTTGATTGACCATCTACGAATTTCTTTTTCATTACTAATTGTTCTTCTTCAATTTCTGAACGTAAGAACTCAGGTCCATTCTCATACATCATTGCTAAATAAACTCCTCGTTTAAAACCATGATGGTATTCTGATTGTTTGATTCCACATTCTTTGAAGATTTGAGAAAGAATCTTTTGTTTGATTCCACTTACAGGTCCACTAGCTCCCTTACCAGTTCCCATACTCGCACCATTACGAATTCTCTCATTAGTAATTGCCTTCTCATACCAATCAGCTCTATTCTCCTTAATCCATTGATGCCAAGGGTCATAGAATTCATCATCAGGCTTTAAAGATATTTTCCCAGCGGATTCCCCCAACGTTTTAAAGTGAGGGATTCCGTTATATTGGGAATGTATTCCGTAAAGGGAAGTAGTTCCAACAGCTATCAATGTTTGCCCATACTTCTTTTTCCAGTACTCTCGTACTTCTGGAAGGGTAGTCATCATTGCTGTCAACTTACCACCTAAGAAATTGTAACCTAAAGGCTGGGTACAAACAATAGTGGATGCGATAGTAGTGAAATTTAACTTACCCTTTACGAATTTATCTTCTTTAGTCCAACCAATGTACTTATCTCGTACACCCATTGAAGTAACATCAGATGCTAATGATACTAAACCTAAAAGTTTACCACTCTTTTTATCTTTAAGAAACAACTTAACATTTCGACCAGGATTAGCTGTCCAACTCATAGTATGAATCATCTTTCTTAAAAGAGTCCACTTTGTAGCTTCATCTTTATCCTCTACGATTTCAACATAAGGGTCTAACTCTCAAT